CTACAACTTGTTCCGCTTCGTCAGGGAACTCAAACTCGTCTTGTCCCGGTTTCTCTATGGACATTTTAATACTCCTTATGTGTGGCTACGTGACTGCCATTAATACAAATTTGCACTATGCGCGTGAGATGCCTCTTGGATCTTCTACTACAGCTTCCACGCTATCGTCATTCATGATCCTAAACTCGCGCCCATGTATCTTCAAACGAGTACCTGAAGTTGGTCTAGCTAGAATAAAATCACCTACTTTGCACCAAGGTCCTGACGGGTAGCGTGTTTTGTCTGCATACGCATCTGGGCCCAACGCCATTACAAAGAACACAGTACTTAGTACTTCTTCGTGCCGCATTGAAACATCAGACTTTAACAACCCAGTACTGTACTTAGCCTCAACTTCAGGAATCGTACATAGTATATGGTAGCCTGTTGGTTCTGGTAGCTGCTTTGCTTTCTCTTCCGGTGTTGCTGGTAATACGGTTGAATCCAAACTATCGGGGTTTGTGCCGATAAGAATCTCACCTTCAGTCATCAGATTTCTCCATTTGCTCTTCGAGGTCTTTTATTAATTCAGCCGCAATGAGAAGACCCCTTACTACACCACAGCTATACTTGTACTCGTCAAAACTTCTGTTCCCTGTAGCTATATCGTCAACCGTACGAGTTTTCTGGTCGTCTAGCTTTTCTAGAATAAGCTCTAGTACGTTCATTATTTACCTTTTGGGTTATTTTCTTTGTTAGGATTGTTCCTATTAAAGAGCTCACGCCCCATATCAATGCCCATACGAGTCCCTTCTAGTTCATGGGCGGCTTTAAGTTTTGCCTTTTCAGCACCTACTTTAGCCCCTAGTTGTAGACCCGCTATACGTTCTTGAGAAGCAATGCGATCTCTTTCAATCTGTAACTGTTCAGTTTTAGCTGCCTGATCTGCTGCTGCTTTTTGTGCTTTTAGCGCTTGATCCTGCTGGCTAATCTGCACTCCTTGTTGCTTTATTTGTAGCTCTTGTTGCTGCATTTGCACGATTGGATCTTGTTGTGCTTGCTGAGCTTGTTGTTGTGCTGCCATAGCTTTACTGTTTTGTAGTACCTTCTGAGCAGCGGCTGCGGCTAGGCGAGATACTTGTAGCTCCATCTCCTCACTCATTTCATCGTCTGGTGCTGGGTAAGGCACACCAAGTTGTTCTTCGATCTGCTTCCTGTACTCAAACGCTGTGTGTTGTGCAATATGAGCTTGAGCTGCTGCCATAATCGACTGCGCCATAGGGTTTTGCCCCATAGTCTGCATAATCATCGGATCTTGCATCGCGGCTGTATGTACTTGTATATGTGCTTGGTGGTCTTGGTATATAAACGCCTTGACCGGCTTGCCTTGGAGCACCGCCATGTTTTCAGATACTGGATCGACCGGTTTCTGGTCTTCTTCCATTTTTACTAACTTCTCAGCGTGCTTTATACCCAGAACTGCCAACATCTGACGATGTAGTAGTGGTAAGTCATACAACTGAGGAGCCTGTTGAGCTAACTGCATAGCAGCTTGGTACTGAACTACTTTCTGAGACATTGTTGCTGCGTTAGGATCAGATACCGGGATTACGTCGCACATATCGTAATCAGCTTGCTTCGCCATCCGCTTATCTTGCCCGGGCTCATAGTCATACGAATCAGGGGTGTAGTCTCTAATAATATCTCTTAAGAGCTTGAACTCCCGCTTCATCGAATAGTGAATACGTGCCTGAACTGCTGACATCACCTTAAGCGTTCTTTCCAGTATTGCTAGGGTTGTACCTACTGGAGACTGTGCTGACATGTCAGATACTTTCATATCCGCAGCACTTGCAAACCTACGGCCTTCATCCACGATCTGATTCAACAACCCCATCAGGACCTGACTTGGCTCCTTGTACGGCAGGGTCATAATGTTATCTTTCATGGTGCCCGACGCTACGTCTACATCACGAAACTCGCCCGGGGCTATCGGTGTATCGTCACCCTTTACACGTAGACCCTTAGTCTTAAACCCACCCGGAAGATTAGACAACGTACCTGCATCTACTAACTGGCGAAGCAACGATGTGCTGGATTTAGCAAACGCCCCAATCAAGTGGATCAGACCGAAGGCATAGAACCCAAACCCGGGTATATAGTAATAGTGTACAAAGTGATTCCGCTTCTGCTTCAGTTTGTCGTCTGGATTCCAGTTGCGCCTGATAGCCAGTACAGCGTTGTTCGATCCTTTTGCAATAGTGATGATGTATGGCAGTGCAATCCCTGTCGGCTCCCCATCTTCATCCTCGTCCTCATACCCCGGCAGATCAAGGTCAACGTGCATCTCAAGTATCTTGTAGCGATCATCGGATGACACTTTAAACCCGTTTATGCTGGATATTTTCTTCTCAATTTCATCAAGAGTCTCTACTGGGTCACCTAGGTCAATATCCCGGTAGAACCCAGCAACCTGCAACTTACGCAGGTCATTCTCAGTCTTACGCATAACGTGAGTTACACGACCTGACGACTCCAAACTAGACGCGCCGTAAGGAACAACGATGTCCTCAGCAGGTACAAACATAGCCACTTGGCGTTCTAGTGCTGGATCGTAATATACTTTCTTGAAGGCGTTACCAGCTAGTCCCAAGCCCCATAACATTCTTTCATGCTCAGGGCGGTACTCAGGCATTATCTCGGTTAACTGGTAGTTCATGTCATCCCGCACACGTTCCGCAGCTTCCCGTTTCTCTGGGGTATCCTCGCCTATAATCTCAGTCTTAACTGGACCAGCAGCGGGGAATGTCTCCATTATTGTCTCTGCTTGAAACTTAACCAATGCCTCACTTAGTAGTGGGTGGTGTACTCCGCAAGCCCCGGGCCACGGCTCTGTACGATCTTCTAGCTTCATACCTAGCAGATCAAGGCCGTCTACGTAAGTCTGCATCCAGTCTTTTCTTGATGAGATGTCGTCATCAAAGTCTTTAATTAAGTCCCCAACTAGCTCAGACATCTCGCCTTCGCTTAGTACCTCGGCTAAGTTCTCGTTGAACTCTCCTTCCTCTGGATCTGCTTTTCCAAGTTCTATCTCAAGGCCATCCATGCTAATACGTACACCTTCTGGATCTTCAATCTCAATCTCAATGTCCCCTTCTAGGTCATCTTGAGGAAGCCCAAGTGGTGCACGGTGTATCGCTTTATCTATTGTCATAGCATGTCCTTATATTAACTTCCAGTTACCTTCGGAATACTCTTCTGGCATCTTTGTGGTCGATTTTTTGTTCAGTGCTTTTAGGTGGTCCGACCCTACAAAATAGACCCCCTCAGTCTGGGACAGTAGCCACTTATCCCTGTAGTCATTTGCTTTCTGTGCGAGTTTACCCGCAGGGTTGGGGTACTCCTCCCAATTCTTAGGCCACATCAGCCCTTCCCCTTCGTCGATAAACTTCTTTACGTTACTCTCAGTAGCCTCAACTTTACTCTTATCTAGCATACCTGCTGCTTTTAAAAACTGTGTAAGGGTATCGGCACTAAACTTACGCCCCTTAAAATACCCCCACTTGTCTTGAGCATCCAGTGCGCTATCAAATATAGTCTTATCTGGCTGGGTAAGTAGCGTCTTCTGCCCATTTACCTTAGTATTTGTAAACAGTGTATATAGAAACTCCTTTGGGTAGCCTTTTACTTCCTTACTAGCTTTATCATCCCATGAGCCTTTATACGTAATACCAGCTAACTTGTCGCCCCCATCCCCCTCATAGTACGCACCATACTTCTCAGCAATCTGTTTTACCCACTGAGGGACAACCGTTTTCTTCCCGTGTTCTTGCCCTACATAGGCTACTTTTCTGCTCGGGGTTAGTATCTTCATTTAGTAGTACCCTTCAAACCTTCGCCTGAACTGCTTTGGCTCATCTTCCTCGTCTAACAGAGTCTTGATGTAGCCACCTTTACGGAACCGCATTAGCGCAAGGGACACAGAATCCACATAATCGTCATGTTCACCTGCAGGAAACGAAGCCACTTCATCTATTACTTCTTCCGCCCAGTTAGTATTAGGTGCCCATACCCTACCAGACGCAAATAAATCAGATACAGCGTTGAGTCTACTAATCTTATCATTGCCTTTAGTCGGCGTAAACTCTTGCACTGGGATGCCCATCGCCCTCATCTCGTATATCAGGGGAGCACCCGAGGCTTTCTTTTCAATAATGATACTATCTGGTTCCCACTCTTTGTAATGTTCTATTGCTACTTTCTTAAGTCTTGGAAACTCCATCCTTTCTCGGAAGGCATTTAACAGTATAATGTTAGCTTGCATTATCCCTGCGTCATCCTCCTTGTAGAACACGCCCCAAGTAGTTAATGCTGAGTAATCCGCCCTCTGAGTCTTTTCAAACGCAGTATCCCAAGCCATTAGTGTGAATTCACACGACGGGGGGTCCTCTTTCTCCCAGAGTTTCCACCATTCCCTCTTAACTATCGCACTTGTTTCAGAAGTAGGGTTCTGCTGGTACTGAGCCATCCATTTTGAGTTGGGCAGCTCCCTTTTTAGGGCTTCAAGTTCTTCTAGGGGCCAAAATTCAGGCCATAGGGGTGAGCCCGACTCCATAATAGCAGGAAACTCAATAACTTCCCACTCCTCCCCGCTTCTTTGTGCCGAAGATTTAAGCACTTGCCCTACAAGATCTCGTTTACTCCACCGAGTAGCTACAATAATTATAGATCCACCCGGTTGTAGACGTTGCCTTGGGCCCGATGTGTACCACTCATAAGTCTTATCGTAGATTTCTGGGTTAACTTCAGCTAACGCCGCCTCTTGTTCTGAGTGTGGGTCATCTATTATCAGCAAATCAGCGCCTTTACCCGTTACAGCACCCCCTACACCAATAGCAAAGTAGTCTCCCCCTTGGTTTGTGGCCCACCGACCTGCTGCTTTAGAGTCAGTCTGCAGTGCAACCCCGGGGAATATCCTCGTATACTCATCTTTATCCACTAAGTTACGCACTTTACGCCCAAATCCTACCGCCAACTCAGCAGTATGGGACGTTTGGATGACTTTCTTATGGGGATACTTGCCTAAAAACCACGCTGGAAGGAGATATGAGGCGAATTCTGACTTAGTATGGCGGGGTGGCATATTGATAATGAGCCGTTTTAGCTGCCCACTAGCCACTCTTTCAAACGCTGAGGCCATCTTTGCATGGTGCCGCCCTGAGATAAACGTAGGCCACACCTGATTAACAAACGCTATGAACTTCTCTTGGGCTAACTTCTTCTTCCGTAGTTCTTCTAACTTGTCTAACTCTGCTAATAGCCTTTCTTGTTCCGGTGCCGACAACATAGGCAGGATGCTAGGTATGTCTTTTAGTGTAACGCTGTCAAACAACTCAGTCATTAACTAGCTCCGTCATAAGCTCTGTTGGCTCTGGCTCAGGGATCTCAGCGATACCAAGTATGTCGTCTAGGTCTGCTCCAATAGGCACAACGTCAATTATATCGGCATTAAGAAGCCGTTTAACCCGTTCCTTGATTGCGTTCTCTAGTTCGCTTGGGTCTTTATAGTGTATGGTGATCTCGCTACGCTCTGTAAACAGACCTATATCACTATGCTTCCCTAGCAGCTCAAGGGCCTTCAGTTCAAACTTGGTATCCCCGCAGTTAGCAATCTCCATTAGCTTATTAGTAATAGCACTTCGTGCGGAGGCTACGTCCATTGCAAGCATCTGCCCATACGTTCTTAGAAACGCGGCTGCGGCAAAAGCTGTATTTGGTGTATTTAGTGCGGAGACTTTCTTAGACTTTATTGCGGCTTCTAGCAAAGCCTTTTCCCTAACTGCATCCTCTCCGGAGACTTCTAGTTTTGCGCCGAGGTCTACCTGTAGCTCAATAGTGTTACCTGCAATAGCCATCTCCTCAGCAAAAGTTGCCCCTACCTCATCCGACGTATTGTAGGGCATCGGTACTGATGCTGTTGGTTCTAAGTTAACTATGGGCATGTAAGAAGTTGTTTAAGTGCACTCCAGTGTGCTGGAGTATATACAGCCCAACCTAAAAAGTAAATTAAAAAATATATAGGGGGTGGGGGGTAGCAAATGGAAACATGACCGGGGGGTGTTCTGGAGTGGTAGCTTGTGGATACTCTAGTAGGGCGAGGTCTTAATTTTGTAAAAAATGGAGATTTAATGTGCAAATTAGTAAGTAAAGGGGGCTGATGTAACTAGATCTAGATTTGGGGGGTTGGGGATGGGTGGGTTTCAACCTATCCTAACATTGTTAGGCTACAGACAAAATAGTTATTTATTGTTTACATAGATTAGGTTTGGCTAGTATTTTGTGTTACATTATAGTTGTAACATCGCAAGACGGCAACGAATCCTAGCCGATATAATAGGGTTCAATACTTAGGGGTAAAGCATCATGGAAAACATTACAGTCACCAGCGTATCAGTAAACGATGACGTACTAGCTAACCATCGCAACGCCGTTGCCGCCGAACATGGCGAGGTTAAGGTTAGGTTGTATGGGGTTGAGCGTGCATACGCTTCCTGTCTGAATACTCATCTAGCCGCTGAATGGTACGAGGTTGAGCATAGTATGACAGGTGAAACAGCAAAACCAGTGCACGTTGAGAAAAAGGCGTTATACGCTGTATTGAAAGCCGCCGGACATTCTAATCCTTCTGTAGTATGGGCAAGGGTGCGCGAGTATGGCAGGGAAGAGATACACGGCAAGGTTGAGAAGGTTGAGGGTGAGAGTGAAGGCGCTGGTGATCGTAACCGTAGTCCAGTGTTACGCAACCTCGAGGAACTGCTTGCACTGTACAAGTTCAATGATCGCCTTGATGTTATACCTGCTAAAGTCGTTGAAGCTCAAAAGCACATTGTCCTAGCGTTAACCGCACTAGATCATAAGTTCATGTAAACCAACCTCCCCCCGAAAGGGGGGATTCTACAAAAGGATATAAAATGAAACCAATTACAGTATGGGAACGATT